TAAAGAAAGAAAGAGAAGATCGCGCGGCGGGAAAGAAATGAAAACGCCAAGAGACTACCAACGCACAGCGGTCGACGCCATTTACGCGTACTGGGAAAAACCAAAATCAAAACATGGAATCGTAGTAATCCCCACAGCCGGGGGGAAATCCCTTGTCATGGCCTTGCTCATCAAGGAAGTATCCGAACGCTGGCCGGGGACGCGGATTTTGTGCCTTACGCACGTTCAGGAGCTCATCGAGCAGGATCACGCGGAACTTTTGGACGCGTGGCCCGAGGCTCCGGCGGGTATCTATTCGGCAGGCCTTGGGCGCAAGGACCACTCGGCACCGATCCTGTTTGCGGGAATTCAGTCAATCGAGAAAACGGCCAACCTCCTTTCCCCGCCCCCTGAAATCGTGTTGGTCGATGAGTGCCATTTAATTCCACGGAACGAGCAGACACGGTATATGCGCACGCTTTCGATACTTTCCGTCATGTATCCCGCCCTTCGCGTTGTCGGCTTCACGGCGACCCCGTATCGCATGGATTCGGGGTGGTTGCATAAGGGTGGCGACGCCATGTTTCAAGATATTATCTATTCCGTCGAGCCTCAATATCTCATCGATCAGGGGTTTTTGTCCCCGGTATTTGCGCGCGCGGGAGCGGTCAAGATTGACACGTCGGACGTCCACAAGCGCGGCGGGGAGTTTATTTCCGGCGAGCTCGAGAAGGCGGCCATGGCAGGGGACACGACGGCGGTCGCGGTCGCCGATTTCATCGAACGAGGGCGGGACCGGAAAAAATGGCTCGTTTTCGTGACCGGACTTGCGCACGCGAAACAGGTCTATCAGGCCGTCGTAAACGAAGGAATCACGGCGGACGTGGTAACCGGGACGACGCCGAAAGCACAGCGCAAAAAAATCGTCGAAGAATTCAAGTGCGGGCAGATAAAATGCCTTATAAATATTGACGTTTTGACAACTGGGTTTAATTGCCGAGATCTCGATATGATCGTCATGCTCCGGCCGACGGGCTCGCCGTCCCTCTACGTCCAGATGGTCGGACGCGGAATGCGGACGGCTCCGGGAAAGACGGATTGCCTACTCTTGGATTTCTCGGCCAACGTGGTCAGGCACGGCCCGATTGACGCCGTGGACCCGGAGGCGCCCAGCAAGGGGGAGGGCGTGGCGCCGGCGAAAGAGTGCCCCGGTGACGACGAACATGGCGGACCATGCGGGGCCATCATCGCCGCGGGCTTCCGGGTTTGTCCCGTATGCGGTCATGAATTCCCGGCACCTGAGCCGAAAATAGCCCCGCGGCCCGTAGCGGCCCCCGTCCTGAAAAGCCAGATTCTCCCCCAGGAATACGAGGTTACCGGCTGCCGGTACGCCCGGCACCAGAAACAAGGCAAAAAGGATTCGATACGTGTCGAATATACCTGTGGCTTTCTCATCTTCAAAGAATGGGTGTTCCCCGATGCTTCGACGCCGCAGCTCGCTTTTTATTACGGTAAGTTCATGACCGGGGCGGGGGTAGAATATAAAGATTGGCCGCGTACCGTAGAGGCTTTTCTCTCCGCTCCCCCACGGTCGCCCTCGCGGATATGGGTGACTCAGGAAGGGAAATTCGACCGCGTGACGCGCAAGGAATACGGGGCTGGGGCGCCCGAAGCCCAGGTAGACGGCCCGAGCCTGCGCAAGCAGAAAGTACGCTACGATATGGAACCGGCGACATCGCCGGTTTATGACGACGTTGTCCCTTTTTGATCTTTTACTAGCAGGAAACCCCTTGCAAAATAGACTTTTTGGCATTATTGTAAATTATGCGAGAATGGAACCTGGATCCGGCCGGACTGCATTATTATTCACAGCGTAATAACCAAATAAAGCCGTCGATCCGATGCAAGCCGACGGCAACTGTTTGCGGCATGGAAATACTCGGAATTCAGCTCCCTTCGGGTCCATACAAGCAACCCGAAGATAATCTTACCGATTACATGGAAAAAACATACGGCCCGAATTCTCCCGAGGATTGGCCTTCGATAGAAAAAGCAATAAACGAACATTTTTTACCACAAAACAAGCCCGTAATCGGTCCTCGGTGGAACTGGACTATCCGGGAAGCCCTTTTCGGAATAACCCAGGGAATTCCTTTTATCGGATCGACATGGCTTACAAAGCCTGGTCACGTCGTCACGATCATTGGTTTCACGACTAATGACGAAAGCACGCCGCGAACCTGGCAAGAAATCGATTTTGATCAGGTACAGGAAATAATTCTCCACGATCCCTACGGTGACCGGACCTCGGGCGAATACACGTCTCAATCAGGCCGTGGTAACAGATATCCCGCAGTCTTTTTTTATACGCGTCTTTGGCGCGGAGTCGGAATTCAAATAAAAAGGTAAAGAAAATATGCAATGTGAGGCCCATGAATTGCTTACGGAAGTACTCGACGGATTAAAAAATGGTCAGAATCAACTTTATAACCTTGACAGGGAGAAGGCCAAGGAAATGAGCGAATTAAAACAAAGCGTTACCCGTCTAGAGGAATCGACAAAAGCGGGTTTTCTTGCCGTTAATACTTGGCAAGAATCATTCGAAAAAAAGCAACTTGAACGAGACGCGGCGTTAAACGTGAATATGACAAAATTACTTGCAGCATCATTGCGGAGGAAATGGACGCCAAAAGCTATTATTGCCTTAATCGGTACCTTGCTTGGATCAGGCGGAATCGCTGCTATTCTGGTAATTTTTGTGAAATAAAGGAGCAAACATGAAAGGCTTTTTTGGGATCTTCAAGGAATCTGACGGGGCGTGGTCAATGCGCCGCGTGTTGGCCTTTATCGGTTTTGTCGCCGGTATCGCGTGTGGGATCATCGCGGTGCTTTTTGGAAAGACTTGGCAGGATATCGCCATTGCCTTCGGCATGCCAATCTCCGCCGCACTCATTCTCCTTTTCTTCACGACCTGGACCGATGTCATTGGGATAATCAACGCCGTCAAAAAGGGGCAGTAATGTGTGCGCGCGGACGAAAGCTTTTCTGTTTATCGGCGCTTTTGCTCTTGTTCTCGTTATCGGCATTTTCGCAGGATGGCGGGTCGCCGCTTCCTGTGCCGGACTGGTCGGAATTCTCGGAGCAATCGCCGGAACAGCTTCTAAGCGAGCCGCCGACGATACCAGACGTGCAGACAGATCCGCACATGACGCTCGAGCAGAGGCAAGCAGCAACGCTGAAAGCATGGATCGAGTACTACAAAGCGGTGACGATCTGGCAAGAACAGGTAAAAGCCTCATGGAACAAAGCGAAGGACTCATACGAGAAATCGGACTCGGCGCGCCTAAAGCAGATCGAAAGCCGTGATATCGAGATAGCGGCGCTCAAGGATCAGCTACGTCAAGCGCAGGCAGCCGCATGGATCGCAGGACTCGGCGGCGCGGTTACTGGTTTCATTGTAGACAGAATCGTTTTGCGCTAACATTGAGTTGACCTGCAACCGGCTTTTGCGGTTGTCAGGTCGAACTCGTTGTTATGTTTCTTACATCTCCGGCTTGCTGATCTTGCCGTCAACGTCAACGAAATACGTACCGTCGATGGTTTCGATCCATGCAACGTACCCGACTTTTTCGGATTCTGTGTAGAATCCCATGTTCTTAATGACCGGCATTTTCTGCCCTCCATATAAACCATGGATAACCGCAAGCTCAGCGGCCATCTCAAGGTAATTATCCCGAACAACTTTCGGGAGCTTCACAAACTCTGTCGGCGGTATATATGTCAATTTGCCCTCACACGAGGAATGAATCCCTCTTCTATGTATTTTCTTGGGTCTGCATGAAATGCCTGCGCCCGTGGAACAGATCCGTCTTTATTACGCGTATTACCCGGCATTAAAAAGGCGTTCTTATCATCCCAACAAAGAAAAAACCGTCGTCTTTCTTCGTTGTCTGGTTTTTCGTTATCATCGAACCATTCAAGAAAACGGTTTGTAATTCCATCGTTCTCTATTAGTTCAAGCTGGCTCATTTCTCCTCCCGTGGTTCATC